TTAATTTTGTCAATGGCGATACTGTGTTTGATTCAGTGTTGGACCGCAATTTTTACCAGCAACTGACAGCAACATTTGGCTTTAGTAATTTGTATGATTATGCTGCCAAAGCGCATGCGGCATATTCGCAGTGCAGAAAACGTAGTGCTCAAGATTTTTGTGACTATTTCAACAGCACAGAGTTTCGGTATTATCAGCAGCGGTTGATGCAAATATCCCGCTAAATACCATATGAAGCCACAAAGTGTTCAGGTACAGTATGATGTGTTTTGCGATTGGGCAGGGCCGCCTCCGCGTTATCGATTGTATGTGCAAGGAGAACTGTTTACTGAACGCACTTTTAATTTTGTGCAGTCGTATCTAGAAGAAGTGATTCCCGTTAATGCAGTACCTGGCGACTATGTGATCAAATACGAAATGATTGACACTAATGCACATTTGACAGCTCAGAATCCACGAGTAATATCTGGACCAGCAGAGTTTATAGCACACAACGTGGTAAGGATTCGCGATGAGATTTAAAGAAATCATGGAAACAGCGTCAGCAGGCAGCACTGCCGCAGGCAGTATGGCCACTGTGACTCAGCCCATGGGCACGGTTTCAAGAAATGGCGGCAGCTTGTTGAGTGGTAAATATAGCACGGATCCTACTCCCAATACTCCGAAAGAATACAAAAGGAACAAGAATGTTAGCGGACGCTTTAAAAACTCTCCTGGCAACTGAATACGCATTCGTAATCAAAGCCCAGCTATTTCACTGGAACGTGGAGGGTCCTGACTTTGCTCAACTGCACGAATTTTTTGGGGGCATCTACGAAGAAGTCTACAATAACTCAATTGACCGCACAGCAGAATACATACGCACACTAGAAGATTACACACCTGGCAGTTTTGAACGTTTTCAAGAACTGTCAATTATTTCAGGCCAAACTAAAATTCCACGTGCCCGACTCATGATTGAAGAATTGCTGGCCAACAATGGCCAAATGATAGACTTACTCAACAAGACCTTTGAAATCGCACAAAACGAAAAACAAGAAGGCATTGCTAACTTTATTGCTGAGCGCATTGATGCACACGGCAAGCATGGCTGGATGTTGAGAAGTTTCTTGAAAGACGCCAGAGCATGAGTTCCACAGATATTAGATCAATACTTGATCGTTTGGCCACAGTAGAAAGTAAACTTACTCCTGTCACGGTCAAGCACGGATTGAACAAACAGCAAAAGTCTGTGGACCAATTGCCTGCGCTGTTCAAACCCAAGAACATTAGTCCAACACTAACCAAAAAGCCTTATCAAAAACACCCCATGGATGGCAAGCTAGTAGGCGACTCAGTAGAGCCCACAAAGTCGCCGTTGGAAGAAGCCATGCAAGAAGTTGAAGAAGACATGCTGGGCAAAATCAAAGGTGATTTCATCAGCTATCTTGACAAGTTAGAAAAGAAAATTCGTCACGACGATGATCTTAGAGATCGTGAAACTCCAAATCTTGACAAGTTGGAAAAGAAACAGTCAGTAGATCGTGATCTAGTAGACAAAGCAAGATCAGCCGTGGAACGTGGCGAAGCTGAAGAGGACATGTACGAAGATCCCACACAGCAGGAGTTGTCTGTGGAACCACCGCCTGCTCCTGTACAAAACCCCACACTGCCAGAGTCAATGCCTGTGCAAACAGTGGCCATAGAAGACAGTGTGGTATTTGAAATACACGGCGACGACAATTCTGGATTTGAAATACGTCACAGTGGACGTAGCCTGCCTACAAGGTTTTCTGACATCAATCAAGCTAACACAGCATTGAAATTGTTTCAGCGTCGTAGAGCCCAACGAGATCGTGGACAAGATTACATAGAAGAGAAATAATATGATATTCGAACAAATATACAAAACAGAACGCGAAAGATTAGTTGAATCTTACGTTTACAAAGATCCGTTGTTTGAGCAGTGGCAAAAGGTAGGTCGTATCATTGCTGAACGCAAGATGACCGAACCTGAGATTCTTGATTTGTTCGGCAAAATTGAAACAGGTCTGACCAACAAAGACACAGGTGCCAATCGTACCTGGGCGGGCCGAGGCAAAGATGTAACCACAAAAGCATTTACCAATGCCAAAGATGCGTTCAACAGTGTAATGAGCAGCATTCAGAACAGTGCTCCTGTGCAGGCCGTTGATGTTGCCTACGATCAGGCCACTGATGCTGTGGCCAACCTCACAGGCGGACAACAAACCAAGGTAATGCAGGCCATCAAAGGTTATCGTAACCTGGTGAAAGAATATCCCAAAGCAGCCGGTTTTGCCAAGGCAGCCCTGGTTGCTATCGCTGGTCTAGCCACAGGCGGTGCAGGTTTGCCCGCCATTGCAGGCTTGACCTATGCACTTGATTCAGCCATCCGTGGAGATAAACTAAGCAGCGTTCTTGGCAAAGGTGTTGGTGCTAGTGCTGTTACCTGGGCTGGTCAAGCTATTTCTGGAGCGATGTCTGGCGGAGATTCTGCGGCCGCAGCGACCACTGGTACTCGTCCAGGTGTTATGGACTACAGTTATGATAACTTTGTTACTGCTAATCCTACCACAACGTTAACACAAGCTGAATTTGCTGCTCAGCAAGCCGCAGGTACCCTGGGCTCTTCAGGCACTAACCTAGGTGCAGTTAGCGCATTAGATAGTCTGAGCCCAGGGGAATCCATAGTGAATACAGATACTCCGTTGCCACAAGGAGCCACTGTAAGATGTCCGTTGGGATCATGCAATGGCAATGTATGGCAGGCACAGCCAGGCGAGACGCTCAATGATATTGCACAACAAATTGGTGTGCCACCAGAAGAACTAGTTAAACTGAATCCTGGGCTTGGTGGACCTGGCGGCACTTATACTGTGATAAAAGGTGACCAACTGGGATTTATTGCCCAAGCGCAAGGTACAACACCTGAAGCAATTCGCGCAGCAAATCCAGATATTGATTTTGCCAAAGCACTAAAGCCTGGCACAGAACTTAATTTACCTGCTAGCACTCCCAGCCAAGGCAGTGTGTGGTCTGACTACAAGGGCGGTATGTATGGAGACAAAGCGGCTGGGCAAACAGCAGGTATGAGTCCTGCAGGTTCTAGTGCAAGTCCCGCAGGCCCAACAAATCTTGGACCAAATTTTAATCCAGATAATATTCCCCCAGGTTGGACAATGAAACAAGCGCCTAGTCCAATAGATGCAACTGGCGGAACTACTCAACGTTATATCCCACAACCTGACGGTTCTTGGGTCGATGCCAGCACAGGTAAAGTTGCAGATCCTGCCAAGCTGCAAGCGGACCAGGCCTCTGTGAGAAATGCATTGCGTACAGGATTTAGAGAATCCATTAACTTTAAAACTCTGCCTGCTGATAAACTGCTTGACGACAAACTAACAGTGATGTCTTGGGCATTGAATGAAAGTGTAGGCAAGCCACAAGGCCAAAGTGTACACCTTACTACACTTGGTGTTTACACAGTGTTTGAAAACGTCAACCGTTATGCCCGAGCTGTGGTCAAAGAAGCGGTAGGCCCAGGTCGTCCTGACTTGCCTGATGAGTTTCGTCCTGACATGCCCGGCGGCGCTGGAGGTTATGACAAGAGCAAAAAAGGCATTGTCGGCAAGGGACTTGATTGGCTGGACCGTGCCACTGGCAAAGTGGGCGGTGCGTTGAGCAAATTTGGTCATCAGTTTACTACCAAAGTTACCAAAGAAAAACTCAAGATGGATTGGCATCAGGCCGGCAAGCCCAGTGACAGCGATGCAATTGCTGCGTTCTTGGCCAAACAAGGTGTTCCGCAGAATGTGATTGGTGATGTTTATGGCAGCATGGGTATCCCTGCACCTACGCCTACTCCTGCACCTACTCCTGCGCCAGTGCAAGGCCAAACAAACAAAGGTGGTGCACAAACACAATTGCCTTACTATGGTATAAATCCAGCCACAAAGAAACCCTGGACTGTGGATGAATTGCAGGCCAAAGCAGCCGCTACAAAACAAACTCCTCCAGTTAATACTACAACAACAACTACTCCGTCAACTGGTGGTGCTACGTTCAATGCATCTAATGTCATGCAAATGCCTGGCATGCAAAAATATGCCAAGACTGCACCAGCAGCTCCTGCCAAGACCGCCAACTTTGGTGCTGGTCCTACTGGGTACGGCAAGACCACAACCACATTCAAAGCTCCGGCAGCACCCAATGCGCCAACTGCACCAACAGTTCCTACTGTAACTGCAGGCTCCGGCGGAACTTACAATCCCAAAACTGGTGCAGCCAAGATAGATGGCAAGAGCGCAGTGGCCTTAAAAGACCTTCCTGCAGACATACAAAAACAACTACAACCACAACTGGAAGCTACCAAAAAACAAGTGTCAAAGATGCTTGAATCTGTGCAAACCAAGAGTGATGTGGATCGAATCAAAAAATATGTTGATCAACAATTTGCAACTATTGGACTGACAGAAAACACTGTTCAGTATCGCAAAAAGTTAATGGATCATATTACTCATGTAGGGTCAATTCGACGCAGAATGCATGCCAGCAGTGTCGGCAACTAACACACCTTAGGACCGGTACTTGTTACCGTGGTGTGGGCGGCTGCTGCCCTGCTCAATGGATTCGCTACCCAAACAGCAAAAGTGAGCACTTCCTCTCTTTTATGATAAATTCTTGATGCGTTTAGAATTTGTATTGCCTGGCCACTGTGTTTTGGTAGATGTTGATGTAGTTGCCAATCCTGGTGCACAAGCCTGGATCAATGCATTTGATCAGTATCAAACACAAGCAATGATTCATGATCATTTGTATGTGCCAGAAATAAATGTTTCCAACGAAGACGTTTACGATCTGCCAAGACAGCATTGCTTACAAATACTAAATGGCTTGTCTGAGTTGGGCGTGGATTTTGTTGGACCTGTTCCTTGCACACCTGCACATGTAGATGCAAATTGCTTGAATCAACTGCATCGATTTTTTACACACACTCAACAAGAGTATAATGTTTTACAGGCTCAGCTGAGTCAACAATATCAAGATCCAAACGGGCGACTGCCTGTAATCAAACAGATAATACAACAGTTACAAGATCTAAATCATTGTGTACATCAAATGGAACATTACTGTACAAGGTCGCATGGCAATATTGTAGTAGACTCTTTAGTTGAAATTAAATTGTATCGTGCTACTGAATTCAATGCATCAGGATGGGTCGATTTGACTCCGTATAGACAATATCACAGTGATCAATCTTGCGATGTTATACTAGGGCCTGAAGTGTTGGGAAAAACTCTGCTTCAAAGTTACATTGATGGCGACGATCCCACAGACTGGGACACTTCGGGTCATCATTATTCGGCAGGTGGTTTACAGATTTGTTTGAACAACACAAGACAACAGATCTACAACAGCGAGCATTTTCAAAGCTGGTTGTCCAAACACAACGCAGTAGATCTATATTATGATTTTCCTATTGGAAATCTCAAAGACTGGAGTCAAATACAGCCAGTGATTGATTATCTCAATGAGCATCCCGCTTGCCCTATCAACGTTACATATCTAAAATGAAATACTACTGCCGAGACCAATTCAAAACTTTACACATCAGATCAACCAGCAGTGGGCAAGTGCTGGTCAGCCCTTGCTGTGCTGCGCAGACTCAACCAGTGATTGCTGAAAATTTTAATTTTGAACATAATGATTTTTTACAATCAACTCGTCAAGACACATTGGCAGATAAGCCAACGGCAGCTTGTAGCAATTGCTGGAGGCAAGAAGCACAAAATCCTCCTAGTCGTAGATTTTTTAGCAATCAGAATCACAATCAAGACATTCGTGTTGAACTCAATCGCATTGATGTGACCACACAAAATGTATGTAATCTAGCCTGTATCATGTGCAGCAGTTACAGCAGTAGTTTATGGGCTCGAGAAGAAGGACTAACAGATCAAGACTACAGTTATGAAGACAAGCTACAACTGTTTCGTAAGCTGGATTTTTCTCATGTGTATCAAATGCATTTCACCGGCGGCGAACCACTAATGAGCACTGAGCATTTGAAGATGCTGGGCATCTATGCAGAATCTTCGCCGCTGAGCCAACTGCACATCAGCTACAACACCAATGGTACATTTTTTCCTGACCAGCGTGTGCTAGATACCTGGAGTCAGGTCAAGGCCATAGACCTTGTGATCAGTCTGGATGCCACTGGTGCCGCATGCGAGCTCATACGCTGGCCAGCCAAGTGGGAACAAATTGCTGCCAACATTGCTCGATTCTTTGAGTTACGAAATCAAATGCCGCACTTGAAAATTGGATTCATCAGTTGCGCCAGCAACTACAATCTATTTGAGTTGGCAGATGTCATAGACTTTGTGCACAGTCATGATTCCAATCTCGCGGTACATTTTCAGGTAAACCACAAACCATACTTTGCGCCGGCACTAATTCCTCCCGAAATGGTAGAGCCAGCGTTGGCACGTTTGAGTGCATATTCAGACTTGACCAACTTGTTGCCCACAGTACAGGCTCGGTTGGATCATGATCGTTATCGTAAAGAAATGATAACATATCATCGACTAATGTCAGAAATGGAAACTCGACGTGGTACAAATTGGCGATCAGTTCTGCAAATCGGCAAGTATATGAGTTGATTTTTCAAACAGTATCAGCTACAATAGCAGCTCACAAGGAGTATTTTATGGAAGCAAAAACATTCAACGGTGATCAAAAGATCAAGCTGATTCAAATCATCAACGAAGGTATGCAGGTCACTCAAGAGATCGAAACGCTGACCGGCGGCCTCAATGACACCATCAAAGCAGTGGCTGAGGAGCTGGAGATCAAACCTGGAGTACTGAAAAAAGCCATCAAGCTGGCACACAAGGCCGAATTTGGCAAGGCCAAACAAGATCACGAGCTGCTGGAAACTATTCTTGAGACTGTTGGCAAAACACTATAAGTACTGTTTTACACAGCGAGTCGCTCACGTTACGAGCATGAATCACGGCCGACCAGCCACAAATGGAGTTAGATGAGTTACATAGACGCACTTTTTGATCGTGAACACGATCGCATCCACATTGTAGAACGCCGAGATGGCGTTCGCAAGTATCAAGAGTATCCTGCACAATACACATTCTACTACGACGACCCCCGAGGTAAGTTTCGCAGTATCTATGGTACCCCAGTTTCGAGATTCAGCACTCGTAACAACAAGGAATTTCGTAAAGAAGTTCGCATGCACTCTAACAAGAAACTGTATGAGAGTGATATCAACCCTATCTTTCGTTGCCTAGAAGACAACTACAAAGATCAAAATGCGCCCGAACTGCACACAGCATTTTTTGACATTGAGGTCGCGTTTGACAAGGAACGGGGTTTCAGCCCTGTAGAAGATCCTTTTAATCCTATCACAGCTATTTCAGTTTACTTAGACTGGTTAGGTCAGTTGATCACCCTAGCGGTACCACCTAAAGGACTGACTTGGGAAACCGCACAAGAACTGGTCAGCGAGTTTGACAACACTTTCTTGTTTGATCGAGAAGAAGACATGATCAAGATGTTTCTTGATCTTATTGACGATGCAGATGTACTCAGCGGTTGGAACTCAGAAGGCTATGACATTCCTTATACCATAAACCGTTGCACTCGTGTGCTCAGCAAAGACGATACTCGTAAGTTCTGTCTCTGGGGACAGCTACCCAAGAAACGTATGTTTGAACGTTTTGGTGCAGAAAACGAAACTTACGACTTGATTGGTCGGGTGCACATGGATTATATGCAATTGTACCGCAAGTATACCTATGAAGAACGTCACAGCTACAGTCTGGATGCCATTGGCGAGTACGAGCTCAATGAACGCAAGACACAGTTCGAAGGTACCTTGGATCAATTATACAATCAACACTTTAAAAAGTTCATTGAATACAACCGTCAAGATACTTTGCTGGTACACAAACTAGATCGTAAACTACAGTTCTTATCACTAGCAAGTGAACTGGCACACGCGAACACTGTGCTGTTGCAGACCACCATGGGTGCTGTGGCAGTAACAGAACAGGCCATTATCAACGAAGCTCATGAGCGTGGCATGGTAGTGCCCAATCGCAAACAACGCAACGACAACGAAGATGTACAAGCAGCCGGCGCCTATGTTGCTTATCCCAAGAAAGGCGTGCATGAGTGGATTGGATCAGTGGACATTAACAGTCTGTATCCGTCAGCGATTCGAGCCTTGAACATGGGTCCAGAAACCATTATAGGACAACTAAGGCTCAGTGCCACTGATCGCTTGATTCGAGAACGCATGGCATCTGGTATGAGCTTTGCAGCCGCGTGGGAAGGATTGTTTGCCACTGTAGAATACACCGCAGTGATGGAACAACAGCGAGGTACAAGCATCACCATTGACTGGGAGAATGGTGAGGAGACTGTACACTCGGCGTCCGAAATCTGGTACATGATTTTTGATAGCAACCAACCTTGGATATTGACTGCCAATGGCACTATAATGACCTATGAGAAGAAAGGCATTATTCCCGGGCTGCTAGAACGCTGGTACAGTGAACGCAAAGAACTACAGGCCAAGAAAAAAGAAGCCACTGACCCCAAAGAAATTGCATTCTGGGACAAACGTCAGTTGGTTAAGAAAATTAACCTAAATAGTTTATATGGCGCTATTCTTAATCCAGGTTGTAGGTTCTTTGACAAGCGTATTGGACAGTCAACTACCTTAACAGGTCGCAGTATTGCCAAACACATGGATGCTTATCTCAATGAATGTATCACTGGCGAATACGACCACGTTGGCAAATCCATCATCTACGGTGACACAGACTCTTGTTATTTCAGCGCATGGCCAGTGCTCAAAGAAGATGTAGAACAAGGAAAAATGGCTTGGTCAAAAGAGATTTGTATTCAGCTCTACGATAGTATCGCTGAACAGGTCAATGCTAGCTTTCCTGGATTTATGGAACAAGCGTTTCATTGCCCTAGAGACATGGGATCGTTGATTAAAGCTGGTCGTGAAACTGTTGCGGACCGTGGATTGTTTATTACTAAGAAACGCTATGCTGTCAACGCCATTGACATCGAAGGCAACCGCCTTGACGTCAAAGGCAAGATTGGTAAGACCAAGGCCACAGGATTGGATCTAAAGCGTAGTGACACTCCTAAAGTTATTCAAGATTTCTTGTTGGAAATTCTAAATAAACTGCTGGCTGGTGCTGGCCGAGACGAGATTGTAGAACGCATTAGAGAATTCAAGTATGAATTCAAAGAGCGGCCAGGTTGGGAGAAAGGTTCGCCCAAGCGTGTGAACAACTTGACCAAGTATGGTGCAGATGAAGCCAACAGTAAAACTGGCAAAGCCAACATGCCCGGGCATGTGCGAGCGGCACTGAACTGGAACAATCTTCGTCGTATG